TGGTCGACAACTAAGCTGAAGTCTTCGTCATCAAGGTCTTGTGGTTGAATCATTGTACCACGAGCGTATTCCTTGACTGTGATTTCTGGTTCTTTGATAATCTTAACAGTATCACCCATCGCTGCAATTTCACCAAAGTAATCAGAGTTAGTAATGCTTTCTACAACAGAACTTTTTCTGAATGCGAGTTGAACTTGCTTTGAATATATTACAGGTGAGAAATTACCGTTAGGTAGATTACCATATCCAGCAGCTGTTTTAAACGCCATAGTATTTCTCCTTAATATTATACTACTTACAAATGCAAAATATCTAGTTTATGTAGGGGTCTATTTTTCAAAGGTGCAAACGTACTTGTACTTTGTAAGTTTGGGCTTTTACTTGACAGAGTAGGTCTAATATTCTTTATATTCGCTGATAGTTACCATTATGTTGCCATAAATGGGGATAACAGTAACTGTTACATATAGTTATACACACAAAATATTGTTTGTCAACTATTATCTTGCTGAACCTGATAAATCATATATAAATTTACCAGACCGAATTGCTTCCATAACTGCGTCTGCTTTCTTTTCATATTCTTCTGCAGACATTGCCTGTACATCAGATTCTTTTATATAGCTTTTGCTATCACTGCTCTGAGGTTCAGACCTTTGACCTTTTGTATTAATAGCTTTTGCAGCATCTTTGCTAGGCTTTTGACTTGCTATATTCATATCGGCTTTATACAAGTCTATTGCTCTTGCAGCTGATTTGGCATCATTATCATTTTCATACAAAGCATTCTGCACCCATTTAGGTTGGTCTTCTGCCCATGTATGAAACTCATCACTTTCTCTAATCTTAGAAAAATCAGGATGCATAGATAATAACTCTGCTTCAGCTTTTTCTTTTGATGCTTCAACTCTTAGGTCTTCATATTCTTTCATGCGACCTTCTAGCATTTCATTTTGTTCTTTTGCTTTTTTAATAGCAATAGTTTCAACTATCGCAGCAACATCAGGATATTCTTTAGCCCACGTTTCAATGTCTTCATCTGACTTGGGTAGTTTAATTTCACTTTTAGTAGATGCTTCTAGTTGTTTCTTAACACTCTCTAATTCTTTTTTTAATTCTTCGGCTTGCTTTTGTGAGTGTCTTCGTAAATCGCCATAACGTTTTTTAAAACTTCTTTCTTCAGCATTCGTAGGATTCTCCGTGCCCTCATCGTCTGCTTCAGGTTCTTTAGTTTCAGAATCACCTTTTTGCTCCTCTACTAGTTTCTTTAATTCTTCTTCTTCTTTTTTTATTTTATCTTCTCTGCTATATGGCTTTGCCATAAATGCTTTCTTTTCTGCTTTAACTTCTTTTACCATAGCTTGTGCTTGTTCTGCCATGTTCTTCTCCTTTGTTGTTGGGGTCATAGTAGCCACTTGGGGGTGTGAGTAGCCAACAATGTGAACAATATTAATTCACTTATCTTCTTATGCCAGTGCTTTTTTCAAATACATCATCTGTTTCTTTTATTTGTTTTTCAGTTAAACCTGATCCTTTTAATCCTTTGTCTTCTTGTTGTTCTCTTCTTTTTTCTCTAAACTTAGCATCATCATCATTGCTTTGATTAACAATAGGTGTATTCTTTAATTTTGTTTCACTAGCAGGTGGTTTTGGTCTTGGTTTTATTCTTCCCGGACCTTTACCTGCTGATGCCACTAAGTTACTTTTAATTTTTTTATTCTTTCCTACTGCTTGTAAGCCATCTATATAACTTTGGTTTATTTGTGATACCATATCTGTAAATGGTTTACCTTTTTCTTTTATGTTAGCTATAGGATTTAATGCACCACTTGTAAAGCCTTTAAACATAGTTTTCATTTGATCAGGATACTTTGATTTTAATCCTCTTCTTCCCGGAGTTCCGTATGCTGTGCCATCTAAATCAGGTGTATATACATCCCAATCACTTCCATTCCACATAGCTTTAACATTATATCCTTCTGCTTTTAGTGCGTTATACTCTCTTTGATTTTGTGTGTTCCATCCTGCAGGAGCTTTAGATTGATCTACTGCTCTATCAAATATAGATTCACCCTGTAAGTTAGCCCAATCATCTGCATCTGTTATAGTTATATCACCACCAATTCTAACCATCTTCCCTTGATGTACTGTGTATTTATTACCTGCATCAGGGTCTTCGTCTACAATAGGTTTCTCTTGTATTGAATTTGTTATTTGAGATTCTTTTATTGCATCTTGATTAGCCGAACCTTTAAGCTGATATCCTTTTGGAACAGCAGGAACAGGTGTGCCACTAACTAAATACACAAGTATTTCATCTCCTGTTTCAGGATTAACATATACAGCTTGTTTAATTCCAGAAGTACCCATATACTGATTATACTTAGAAGACGGAGCTAATCCACCTTCTGCCATCTCTACTTCATTGCCGTCATCATCTTCTGCTATAATATCTGTTTCATTAAATGGTAAGTCATCAGGTACTGTTGCTTCATCTGAGTTACCCATCTGACCCATAGCTTCCATTTTCTTTAGACCTTGCTTTGCTTCTTGTCTCATTTCCATAAGTCTATTTAAACCTATGAACCTAACTACATCAGCAGGAAATACAAACTCACCTTCACTTAATTGTGCAGGTATATCATCTCTTACTTCTTCTTGTGTAGAACCTGACGGAACATCGTTGCCTGATACAGGATCAACTGTACCACCCTCGTCTTTTAGTCCACCATCATCAAATGCTTCCATTTGTTTTTTCATTCTTTACTCCTAACACTTCTTCTCGTAAAAGTTTTAATCTTCTTAATGTAGCTACAGCACCCTGTGATCTATACATTAAAGTCGCATTATCGCTATGTTCCATAGCTTTGTGTTGTTGTTCAATAAGTAAATCTAAATACGTATTAAAATTATCTAGCAGGTGTTTGTCCTGCACTAACCCCTTGAGCTTGAGGAGCACCTGCTTGCGTTCCTTGTCCAACATTACCTGTAAATCCTTGTTCATTAGGTACAGGAACTTGTCCTGTTCCTATTGTTCCACCACCTGTACCAGCAGTATCTTTGGGGTCAGCACCTGCTACAGGTTTTTGTGGTTGCATATTCTGCATCATCTTAGCTTGTAATGCAGCTTCTTCCATATTATTTGTAACTTTGTCAGGGTCTAAATCCATTGACTTAGCTATCTCTCTAATTATATATTGAAACTTAGCAAACGGAGCAAGAGCAGGATTACTAGCAGTTCCCATAAACTGCATTAACCTTTGACTTCTTACTTCATTAGCCATAAGACTTTCTGTTCCTCTAGCTTTAACTTCTAGATCACCACGTATATCAGGATTAAAATCAAACTGCATATTAAAACTAAACAAACTTTCGCCTAAAGGTCTTAGCAGATAATCATCTACATTTTTAATTACACCCTTAATGCTTATGCTTGCTGCATTCATTAACATACTTATACCTGATGCAGTTCTACCTGTGCCTGATACACCTGTTTGTCCGTGAGAAAAAGAAGGTAAGCCTGTGCTTTCGTCTGCTAACTGTCTTGCTTTATCAAACAATTGCATATTCTCGTTTGATACATTAGGAAACTTAGTACCAAAGATTGCTTGTCCCGGAGCACCACCCTGTCTTCTAAAAACTTTTCCCGGATATACAGATAAGTCTTGTCCCGGAACTAAGTTAGTTTCATCTACCTCAATTAATAAATTGCCTGACAATACAGCATTGTCTACTGCCATTCTCATAAAACCATTCATAAGAGTTTGTGTATCGTCCATATTCTCTGCAATACCTACTCCAAAAAATGAATAGGGGTTTAATTCATAAGGTGCAGCCATGTAGGGTATTCTTGCAGGAGTAAATGGATTTAACACAACTCTTATTAGATTGTCTTGACATACCCAGATATTAACCTGTAATTCATCAAACTCGTCTAATTCTTTGGGTATGTCAATCTCGTTTTCTTCTAGTGTTTCTCTATCTATTGTTCCCCAATATTCAATAACTTCAAATCTATCTATTCTATATTCATCATTATAATCAGCTAAGTCATGTTCCCAATCTTTTTGTACATAGGCTTCGCCCATTTGTATTACGTTGTCAATAACATTATCTCTAAAGAAAGGTCGCTTCTTTAAATTACGTAGCTGTGTTCTTGATAGCTTATGTCTTTCTACAACATACTGTGCTTCATCCATATTAGTAGCATCAGGGTCAGGAAAGAAATCCCACACAGATACGTGACTTACTTGAGGTACAGTCTTTACAACAGGATCATATTCACCATCTTCACTCCAATTAGGATAATCTTTATCTACAGCAAAAGGACCTTTCATTATACCTGTACCAAACAAAGCCATCTCAAATGCTGTGCTACGTAAATGTTTAGAAGCATTAGACTCTTCTAACTGATCCATTATTTTCTTTTCCATCTTCTTTGCTGCAATCATAGCAGGGCTATATGTTACAGACTTTGGTGTAGTTCCCGGACCTTCTTTAACTTCTTGATCAGCTAGTTTTTCTTCTAGTGGTCCTAGCTCCATACCTGCTCTATAACCTGCAGGAAGTTCTTCTCCTGTAAACTCAGGAGGTAATGGTTTTTGTTCTTCTAAAGGATTTGGTTCTAAATCAATATGCACATCTTCTGAAACACCTTCAGGTAATTCAGTAGGCTCTACACTTAATGGAAATTTATTTCCTGCAAACAGTACGTCTGTTATCTGACCATAGGCTGCAAGCGTTTTTGTTTTAGTTATCTTAACAAATACTCTTGACTTTTCTGCTTCAGAGAATTGTACATCAGGACCATACAATCCACGATAGTTTCTATAAGCTCTTAACCATCTGTCTTCATCGTTCTGTCTAGAGTCTTCTGCTTTTTGATATCTATCCATAACATGACGAATAAGATTATTAGCAGAGCTATCTTCATTGTTAATATCTTTAACATCTTCTAATGAAGCTACACTCTCTTCTAAGTCTATTGTATTTTCTTCTGCCATTTTTTTCCTTAATATCCGAATGTACTATCAGATGGTTGATATGTAGGTTTAGGTACATTAGGATCATAATCAAATATACTAAACCTTGGTCTAGACATTATACCATATCTTAATGCATCATACAAGTGATCTTCTGCATTTGTGTCTACATCTTCTGGATTTCTTTTATCTAATGGTATTGCAGGTAGCTGTGCAATTGTTTCAGTACAAGTACTAAAGAAAACTATTCTAGGTTGTTCCGTAAACTCATCTACCTGTAATCTTCTATGTATTTCATTCTTTCCTGAAACACGACTACCTTTACTTCTATCTGATGGTCGCCAACGACAACCACGTGTAATCATTTGTTCAGCCAAAGAAGGACCAGTATCGCCACGATTATGCCAAAGACTAGAGTCCAAAACACCGTATCTAATATTGCCATCACCTGCTTCCACTTCTAATATCATATCTGCCAAATCTGTGGCAAGGACCTTAGATACGTAAAGTTCCCTGTAAACGACCAACTGTTCGTCAGGCGAGACAGCAAACCAAAGAACCCCTGAATACGAGCCATAACCATAGTCACAAGCCCTAAACTTAATCCAATTACTAGGAATCGGAAAGGGTTTAACAACGTGTATCTTACGATCAAATTCAGTAAACGCTGCACCTTCTTTAATATCCCAATCACCCTCAAGTAATTGCTTTCTTTGGTGTTCAGGAAGGGAGAGGAGCATCGCTTCGTAGTCACCACTCTCTGAGAGGTATGGATTGTCAGATAATCTTGCAGGAATAAATCTCCTCTTGAATAGAGACTTTCCAGCTTTAGAATGTCCTGATGGGTATTTGAGGACTTCTCCTGTTTCAATATCTGTTGCATCAAAGGCTTCTCCGAAAGGTGCAGGGTCAATAAACATCTTCTTAACCCATTGGTGTCCAATACCACCCGGATTGGTGGTTGCTCTCATAAAAATGGGTAAGTCATGTGCTGTAGAACGTAAACGTGAACGCATATAGTTCCAAGCAAATGGACTTGACCATTGTGTTAATTCATCAAAACCTATCCAACTAAATGCTAAACCTTGATAACGCATAACGTCATTGTCTCTATCAAGGTATGACATCCATAACCTAGCACCTGATGGTGCTACCCACTGCATCTTTCTTTCTGACCACTTGATCCCTTTCCAGACTTTTGGATAGAGTTCTTGCGATTTGAATATAAGTTCCCTGAGTTCTTCTGTCGTGTGTCTAAGGAGCAACCCACTAAAGGCTGGATGACCCATGTATCTGAGTGGGTCTGCAAGCATTGCAAATGATTTACCCCCACCTGCTGAACCACCATATAGTACTTCCCTTTCACCTGCAGCAAGAAACTCTGTTTGAGGTCCTTCGTTTGGTTTAAATATTACATTCTGTTCTGTCTCAGGAACAGATTCTATCTCTTCTAACTCTCGTATAACAGTCTTAGGCTCTGCTACTTGTTCTTTCTTCTTCAAGTTTTTTCGCGGCTTGGATCGCCTTTTCTGCATACTCTGACCAGACACGGAGAGTTCTAGCTTTGTTCTTACGTTTTTGCTCACGCTTTACTCTTTTCATTAATCCAATATGAGAGATATATCTATCAGTAAAAGTACTTAACCAATTAGCTACTTCTCTATATGAATACTGTTTTAAATGTTGCTTTGCTTTTTCAAGTGCATCTAACTCACGAGGTATAGGTCTAAGAATGTGATCATTCTCAGGATCAGGTTTATATCCAAACGGAGTTGTTTTTGCTATACGTGGTATTGCTACCCATTCACTATTTTCTTTTAAGTCTATTAACTCAGGTAACTTCCACTCACCAGTTGATCTACTCATCTTCCTCTACTTTTTTAGGTGGCATTAACATGACACCCCCTGAAGATTCTACTTGTATCTTCTCAGTTTTAATTAGACCTGTGCGATCTAACAGTTCTTTTGCTGCACTTAACTTATCTCTTGTGCCTAACTCTGTAGGTGTCTCAATGCCACTTACCATAGCAATAGCAGCCTTAGGTGCATTACTAGCCATATACATCTGTGTTGCATCTAGTATCTCTTCTTTTAATGCTTTAATTATTTCTTGGTTATTAGTTGAAGTAGAATAACCTGCAATAATCTTTGCATCTTTAATACTGCCCTTTGCATCTGTAAATAGTGCATCTAAAAACTTTTGTTGTCTTTCAGTTAATTGTCTAGCCATATTACTTTTTCTTCTTTACTTTACGTACAATTTTTTTCATACTAGATAAAGCCTTCTCTCTTTTAATTTCTTTAAGTCTATCTTTATAACTAATCTTTTTACCTTTTTGAAATCTACTAGGTGTCTTATACGTTTTAGATTGTATTTTAATTAACTTAGCCATGTTTGATAAAGTTCCTTTCTCTAGGTTTAAAAAACTCTTTTAAATTTTCTATATGTTTTTTTCTTTGCTTTTGTTTTTTTAACTCAAGCCTACTGCCTGCATCCGTGATATAAGCCTGTCGGCTCTGTTTGTTACTTGTTTGTACCATCTACTGTCTTTCATTTGATATCCTGCTTCCAACCAATTGCCATCTTTGATTGCTTGTATCATCTTTTTAAATTTACAAAATCTTGGATAGCCTAGATTAAACATCATGTTTGCAACAATAAGTTTTACTTCTTCAGGCAAACTATCAAAGTCATCAAACGCTTTCTTACAATCGTGTAGTGTAATCATTATATCTTGTTGGAAGACTTCATCAACCCTAATTTCGTTAATAGGTGTTCCCACTTCCATGATGCATTCTGGGTCTTTGTCAGTAACGAGATGTCCGATGCCAAACGTAGGTAAGCCAAGGTGGTCCAAATATATTTCGTATTTGCATCCTTCATCTATTTTTAATTCCTCTCTTAGTCTATCTGTAAATGTTTCCATTATTTTTTCTTTCTATTATCTACTGTGGATATTACTGTTCCACCTTTTCTGTAGTCTGTTGTACCTATGTTTTTCTTTTTATTTCTTTCAGCTAAAAACTTTATTAGTCTTTTAGGTTTTGCTGTGTCGCTAGTAACATACTGATCTGACATGTCAGGTTTTACTCCAACTGCTCTTCCAAAATCTGTACTAAAATTTCTTCTTTTGTCAAATGGTAGTTTAGCTTTTTCTAATTCTTTATCTTTTTTTTGTGTAAACTTCCGTTTTAATTTTTTTTCTACAGGCAAAAGAATAGCAGCACTTTGTATTTTATCATAGTCTGTAGGATCAAATACATGCACATGTTTTTTATCACTTAAAAAAGTACCTTTTTTCTTTCTGCCAACTATAAGATTATTTGCTTTTGCAAAGTCATACTTTTTTTTATCGTTTTTACTCAAAGAATCATAATCTTTTTTTGACAAAACATTGTATTCTTTTTTAAATTTTTCTTTTCTTACTGACTTTTTTTCTGATTTAGTACCAGCTAACATTTTAATTATAGACATTTAGACCCTCTTATTTCCTTCCACTAATTGCACTAAAACCAAAGTATGCTCCTACCAAGCCACACATACTTATGTATTGTGTCATAAGGATACTCTCTGCTTCTGCCAACCTGTTTGGGAAAGCTAGTGTCAGTATAGTAGTAATAGCCATAAGCAAAATTAAAACCCATGCCATTCTCCTTTTATTTATTTGGTATGCTTCTTTGTCAGGTATTAAATCTGTTTTAGAACACATACACTTTTCGTTTCCACATTCACAAGTCATTTCTTTTTCTTATATCTTTTCTTTTGGTCTGTTCTAATTTTAGTTAAACTTTTAGCTTGTTTAGAATGTAACTTAGATGCTTTCTTTAATCCTTTAATTACTTTAGTTAATGGTTTAGTGTAGTGTGGCATTATGTTTTTCCTTTAGCTTTCTTTAGACTTTCTTTCCCTTTTTTAAATATTGAAACAACTTCTGATTTACCCATGACTTTGGCTCTTTGCTCTCCGACTGTGAGGATTTGAATTTTTCTTGCATATGGCTTATTGATTTTTTTAACCTTTGCAACAGTTGCTCTTGCGTCAGATGGAGTTGCGAATTTGATGCTAACAGTGTCTTTAGGGTTTTCATCCGTGTATAAACGTCTTCCACTGCCTTTTGGTTTTTTTCCTGTTCCAACTTTAGGGTCTTTTCTTTTTTTGTTTTTTGCTGTCATTGTATAGATTATCAAATGTTGTTGAAGGGTCTAGATAACTCTCGTGGCTTTCTGCCGAGTGTGACCATTGTGATGGTGTAAAGTCAGGTGCTCCTTCTCCAGTCGCCCATAAAGCAGGACTTGTAGCACGGACTCTGTTATTAGGCAAAGCAACAAAATTACCTGTCCACTTTCCAGCATCTAGTAAGTATAACACATGCGATTGTTTATGTTGAGCAGGATCGTCTGCTATGTCGCTATCTGTGTAGTCAACTGTAAATAAATATTTACCTCTATAAAATTCTCCACCAATCTTACAGAGCCAAGGGCTTGAGCTTACTCTATCCATCACGACTACACTGTGATTTCTAGACTCACAATCCCAAGGTTGTACTAAATGATCTTGCATTGGTTCAGACCATTTATCTAGTGGTATGTCTGCTACGAGTGCCTGTATTGGCATTCTAGCCCACATAGCTCCACCATGTATGTTTGTTTCAGGTCCATCTTCAAAGTCTGCTTCACAACCTGTAAATACTAGTTGAAAGCTAAGTGACCTGTCAGGTATTGTATTAACTGCAAACACCATCGCATGTAAAAACTCTCCGTGATACTGCTGATGGTTAGACGTAAACTCTTTCCGTACCCAACAATGAAAATGGGGTACGTTACTTATGAGATACGGCATTATCTACGTCTTGATGCTCCACCTCTAGCGTATGACTTTTTCTTCTTCATCATCATAGCTCCACCTTTAGCCATTCCTTTTTTCTTTTTCATAGCACCACCTCGTGCCATTCCTTTTTTCTTTTTCATAACCATAGTTATTTCCTCTTATTCATAATTTGCAAACCTTGCTTACCGAACCTGTAACCAAAAGATGCACCAATGCTAATGTATAAACAGTTAGCAAACCAAGAAGGTGTGTTTGCATTTAAAAAATCAAACCCTTCTTTAACATATGGTTGTGTCCAAGGTAGGAAACAGCCAACCAATATACCACCAAAAATTATTGTCCAAAATTCATCTTTCCACGAACCTGCCATCTGTGCAGTCAAGTTCTGTTCCATAAGCATAGATGATGTTGCTTCTGTCTCATATACTTTAGCTTCTGCTTTAGCACGAGCTACTTTAACATCTGTCTCTGCTTTTTGTTTATCCATCTTACCCTGTATATATGTACCTGCTATATTTGCAATAGGGCTTAGTAAAGAAGATAATCCTAACATTACTTTTTCCTTGTTGTTCTTTTTCTGCCTGAAGCAGTTACTGACCATTTAACTTTCTTAGGTCCTGTTTTCTTTCTTGCTTCTGCTTTACTTATTCTTCCAGCTACAGCTTTAGGTCTACAAGCAGGGTAAGGTCTTTTCTTCTTTTCACTTCCTGACCTTCCACATTTCTTGCCTGTCTTAACATCTCGCCAATCTTCTTTGAACCATTTAGTTAAGCCACCTTGAGGTTTAGCCATTTAGTATTTCCCACCTCTAGCTTTATAGGTTCTTACTAACCAAGCATTAGCATATGCTGATGGGTATACTTTAAACTTACTCTTAGCTTCTGACTTAACTGCTGCATAGAGTTTTGGATTCTTAGGTTTAGAACCACCTGTTGATTTTCTTTTTGTGGCAAGTGTTCCTGCTTTAGCTTTGATAACACCTCTACCTATTAGTATATCTTTTTGTGTAGTCTTACCATCACCACTTAAATCAGGAAAGCCACCTCTACTAAAGCCTAAGTGTTTCTGACCTTTTAAGCCTTTTACACCAAACACTTCTATAGCCATTTCTAATACTTTTCTTTTTTGTGCTGCAGTTAAGTTTCCAAATATTCTTGGTTGCTTTGCCATTCCTGCAGATAATCCTTTTCCTGATCTAGGTTTAGCCATTTAACATCTCCATCTTTTTCTAGCTTGTCTTAATCTGCTATTCGGATTCTTAGCAGCTTTAGGGAATTTTTTCATCTGTCCTGCACTTCTAGCACAGAATGATTTTCTTCTATTTGCATCTTTACTTCCAGCTTTAACTTTGCCTGTAACGGCTGTCTTCAGTTTACTGCCGGGATTTTTTCTTCTATACGCAGCTACTCCTGCTGTAGTCATACCTGCACCTGACTTAGTAGGTCTAAAGTTTTTCTTGTTTCTTTTAGGCATGTTGTCAGGTTTACGTGCCATAACTAACCTTGAAAGAATATATGATACACTAATAAAGCTATAATAAGTAACTTACCGTAATCTAAATCAAAGTCTGTTCCTTCACCAAATCTTTTATTCCACATATCAAATTTAATTTTATTCCAATCCATTATGTTGATTCTCCTTTCAACGGTATTTCTACACAAACACTATAGCCCTCTATATACTGAGGGTCTTGCATTATACTATTTCTTACTTGATTTACGTATTCGTAACATCTGCTTTCTGTTGTAAACGGAAAGTTTACCATAGGAAAATTTACGAATGCTGAAGTTTCTCCTAAACTCCATAATATTGTTATAACTGGAATCCACATATCTAATCACCTTTCTGAGGAATGCAATATACTTTGAGGTAGACTTTATCACCTGCTTGTCGTTGGTGTAAGTCCTGTGCTCGTAGCTTCTGTGCATATCCAAGGCACGTATCCAAATCATTGAAGTAGACATTTTCTTTAACCTCCGTTCCTTGTAATATTACTATAAGTACCCAAAGTAATTTCATATATTATACCAAGTAACTCTAGCCTTGTCAATTACTTAAATTGTTTTTTTATACTTCTAACTACACTCTTAATATCAAAAGGTTCTTTGTTAGGTCTGTATGGACATTGGTACTGTCTAGGGCAAGGTCCTGCATCATAGGGTATGTATTCTCTGTACTGTGTATTGTTTGCACCTGTAAAAACACATACTCTTTGATTGTTCCCTAGTATCTGACTAGCTAGTCTGCAAGTTGTCATCTTTACAGATGTGCTGTCGTCTTCTTTAGCTGATGCAGTAGGTAATAGTAAAAGTAAAATTAAAACTAGACGGATACAGTTATTAACCATATCATCCAACCTAAAGCACTAACTCCTACTAAAGATGCTACACCCATAATAGTGTAGTCTCTCATCTGCCTATTGCGTTCTTCTCTTTCATAGATAGCTTTTTGTCTGCTTCTACGTATTCTACCTTCTTCTTTAATAAGATCATCCCACGCTTGTAATCCATAGTGACCTATTAAAAAATTACGTAACTCTTCTCTTTGTTTGGCTAACTTCTTTTTGGCTGAAAAACTTTCTATGGCTACTTGTTCTATTGAGCCATTAAATAATTTATCTAATGTTGATGGGCTATTTGCATTCTTCTGTATATTATCTACGTCACTGACTGCTGACATCCACCTGCCAAGTTCAGATGACATGTCCTCAATCTCTTTTCCCACCATTACGGCTTTTTTTATAGCGTTATATGCTGTAGTCGCACCTGTAACGGCTGCCGATAATGTGATGGGGTCTATCATTTTAGGGCAGTCCTACTTAGATTTTTTCAGATTGTTTGTTACTGTTCCACCTGCAAAGTAATTATGTGGCTTGGCAAAACCTGCACCACCTTTAGCATATCCCTTTTTCTTTTTAGTCATGCCACCATCTTTCATAAACAATTCAGGGTCTACCATTCTAGCTAATTCTAGAACACGCATTTTTTCTTTATCGTTTAGTCTTGCAAAGATTGGTTTGTCTAGCATTGATGCTGCCAAACCTCTACCACTTCTCATCCCTTTACGTGATGTTCTTTTATTTATTCTTGA